GAATGAACCGAACGGCAGCTCACCGTTCTCTCCAAACCGTAGCTTGCACGATGCAATGCGCTTGCCGCATACATCATCTGCCAACGCACTGACTGAGTTGCCATTCACGTCAAAGTAATTGCTCCCTGCATACCCACACTCTGCGCTGCGATAAATCCACTGGCACGTGTTGGCGACAATCTGACGTTTTGGGATTTTCTGGCCTACGAGATCGAATGCACTTGACAGCTCAAAGGTGACAATGTCCCGTGTCTCTGTTGCTTTGCGCGAAATCCTCCAGATCTCATCTGGGAACTTGGCATTGGGGTCAGCGCTGCTCTCACCGTCGATGTAACGCTTCAAGGTGCGAATACGTTTGACAGTTGCACCAGTCAGGTCGTTGCCTGCTGTTGTCTGATTCACAAGAGCTAAGACGGTCGTCATATTTCCGTCGAGGTTTGCAATGGTGATTGTTGGCTGTGGAAGAGCGCCAGTAGAGCGCATCTCAAAACCATCAGCAACAACAGGCATGCGTGTATAGGCGTTGCCATTCCATACGATGTTGCCTGTCACAGCAGCATTGCTTCCTGCATGAAAGCGGTAAACATCAGAACTGCCGTGCAGTGTGCTGTCTAGTTGAAGCTCAAATAGCTCAATGATTGCACTAGGGGCCAGAGCAGAAACGTCTTCATAGACGCTGCTGATTGCAGTCCAGACACAGGTGTTGTCTGTAATCGTGCTGCCAATATCAGTCGGCCAGCTCGGCTCATTGCTAGCGGAAGTACCAGCGGTTGTACAACGAAACCACAGGCCAGAAGCCTGTTCTGTCGTCGCTCTGCGAATGTCGCCGACAGAAAAAGCTGTACTAGCGGCCCAAGCTGCTACTGCCATTACGGTTCAAATACTTGACGGAAAGTTGCCGAGATCTCGTTGACGTTGGCGTAGCGATGTGTGCGCTGCCAGCTATCAACGACCCACTTGTAGGCAGTAGTGTCATCAAGCGGAGTCCAATCAAACGCAGCATTATCTGCAGCTCGTGCATCAAAGAACGCCTCGATGGCATCAGCATCAGTGCTGTCTTTTGCAGTCCACTTCAACTGCCAAACACGGGGATTCTGATTCAAGCCGTAGGTCAAGCGGGTTTCAAATCCGTCACCGTATTGCACCTTGCGAATCTTTGGAGCAGAACGGCGAACAGCACCAAAGTCAGGCGTCGTTCCACCTGTGCTCGTGCCAACAGTCGCGTCGTTAAATGTTGCCATCAGACACCTGCCAGCAGACCACCAGGACGTTTCTGCTTGATTAGCTCAGCTTGTACAGCAGAACCGATTGCCTTACCAAGTTGAGCAGCTTGATTGGAATCGGCTTGCACAGCAGAACCAGAGGCATCAACGTTCACAACTACGTTACCGCCAGCACCGCCTGCTGCCTCAACACCAAGACGACCTGAAGGACCACGACGCAGCGGCATGATCGCTTCAGGGCCAGCCTCGCCCATAAGGCCAGCACCGTTCGCCATTGGGAACAAAGTTGGCTTACTGACAATGCCACCACGAGCAAATGGAACGACCTTGTTTTGATAGAAGACGTTGCCGTTTGCACTGCCGATGATTTTGTCAAAGCCAGGAATCGTGCTGAACAGTGTCTTAACGCCGAACTGAATGAACAAGTTGGCCGCCATCTTCAGGACGTTGCTGAGCACATCACCCAAGCTTCTGGCTTTCAGGATCACGTCAGAGATCCCTTGAGCCATGTTGTCTCTGAATGCGACTGCAATGTTTTTGGTAAGCTGTTCAGTCCTCGTCAGCTCGTCGTTAAGTGGCTTGACTGCATCTTTTGCCTGCCCCCTAAGTTTGATGCCTTCTTTAATCAGTTTGTTCAGACTCTGCTCCAGCAATTCTGTTCGCTTAAGTGCAGTAATCTTTCCGTCCTCAAACTTAATAGCTATAGCTTCGTTTCTGATTAGATATTCTGTCTGAGCAACTAGCTCCAAATTTTGATTTCGCAAGGCGTCACCCAACCGCCTTTGCAAGTTCACCATCCTCTCGGTTGTATCTTGTGGCTTTTTAACTCTATCCCCGTCACCATTACTCAAATCTTGTACACCTGGCAGGGCTGATTGCTTCACGTCTGCCGCAGCACCAAAACCAGTCAAATCTCTGAGAGTTGCTTGAGCAGCCTGCAGTTGTGCTCTTTTTGCAATGAGTTGCTGCTCGACTTCTCTGATATCACTTTCGCGAATCAATCCTGCAGCCACTAAAGGCTTACGCTCTTCTTGTTTTTTCAGTAGACGCGTGATGTCCTCTGAAAGCCTCTGAACCTTGTTCCTCGTGCCTTGAGCGCCAAGCTCTAAAAACAAATTCAAGCGGGCTGTTGCTGCATCAATAAATTCGATGATGTTCGTGAACGTAACTTGGAATGCTGCACCAATTGGCTTCAGCAAAGTACCAACGTTCTCTTGCAGCCTTTCCAGCACAACCTTCAAGCGATCACCAGCGGCGTCAGGGCTGTCTGCAATCTCTTTTGCTGTTTCTCCGTATCGATCAAATAGCTCTTCTGCGAACTTCTGGAAGTCCTGCAGGCTAACTTGACCCTGCTCCAAAGCCTTATCAAGCTCAGCAGGGGTCTTATCCATTGAGTCGGCAAACAGCGTGAACGCACCAGGCAAGCGCTCACCAATTTGCTGACGCAATTCTTCTGCAGATACCTTTCCTTTAGAGAAGACCTGTGCAGTTGCGGTCAGCGCTGCATCTACATCAGTAAGCGAACCGCCTGTTGCTCTTACAGCAGCGACGATGCCATTGAAGGCAGTCTCCGTGTCTTTAAGATTACCGCCAGCTCCAGAGACAGAAGCCTGAAGCTTGGTGAACTGACGTGTGATGATTTCTTGCGGAATCGCAAAGTCATCAGTTGTTTTTTGAACAAACGACAGAGCCTGACTGTATTCAGCTTGATCTGCAGTAACGCCCTTCAAGGCGATTCTCAGCTTTGTGAGTTGAGCTGCATACTCAGCAGTCGCACCAAGGGCCTGTCTGACCCCACCAACCTGCGCACCAATGGCTGCACCTACTGCAGCACCAGCAGGTCCACCAACACCTAGGCCAATAGCTGCACCTGCCGCACCCTCAAAGCCACCAAAAACACCACCAGCAGCAATCGCGCCAACGCCTTTGGCTAGAGCAGCTGCACGGCCTCCACGTTGTGTCTTACGGCCTTCAGCTTTGGCAAGTGCCTTATCTAATTTGTTGACTTCTATCGTGGCCTGCTTAAATTCTTTGCTCGTCAGATCAACAGAATCGCGCAGAGCCATAAAGGCATCTTTCTGCGCACGCAGGTTATTTACAGAGTTCTTGGTATTGACCTGCAGTTCCTTGATATTTGCAATCTGCTTTTTGAAGTCAACGTTTGACGCTTTGACTTCCTGAGAAACACGACGTACAGCAGTTTTCAGCCTATTTAGGCCCTGCAGATTCTCGACCTCTGCTCTGATTTTCAGGACTGTGGGATTTTCAGCCATCAGTTCTTCTTGTTAAAGCAGTTCAGAGCGGTGTACTCCATAACCTGCAAGCCCTCAAAAAGCTCTTGCTGGTCATCCACTGGATACAGTCTACAAAGCCATTCAAGCGCCGCATAGTCCAACCCAACAGCACCACTCATGCTTGTGCGCCATTGCGTTTGCATACGCATGAACATATCTACGATGTCCCGATTCTCTTCCCAGACCTCGAAGTCTTTATCAACCTCGTCTAATTCAAGCAAAGCAAGCTGATCCTCTGGCATGCCTAATGCCTTCAAATCAGCCTCGCGCTCATCAACTACGCCGCCTTGCGCCCAATACCGAGCTGCGGCTTCTAGTTTTTTGCTTTGGCTCCTTGCAGGCTTTGCAGGTAAGCCTCCATGACACCACGGACGAAGTAGGTGTCATCCATCAACTCGGCCTTCATGTCTTCAGTGAAGGCAATAGGAGTCCCGTCGTCATCGACAACATCCTCCCAACCAAGAAGAACCTCGTCCATCAGCTCAGCAGTGCG